GTGAAGTAATTCCATTTCTTGTTCCTGATCCGACATAAATAATAAATTTATTTATTTGTGGAAATTTTTCTAATACTATTTTAACAGCTTTAAAATGACCTTTATGAGGTGGTTTAAAACCACCTGGATAAATTGCTACTGTTTTCTTTGAATCTGCTTCAATTAAAGGCAAGATTAATTCTCTAACTAATCCTTTAAATAATTTATTTTCTAATAAACTACTAACAGCATCTAATGCTGCTTGTTTATTATCACCTTTAGGTGTATCAACTTCTCCACTTTTAATAGATACCATTGATTTAAATATACCTTTTATTCTATTTTTAGAACGTTCGTTTTTTAATTTAGATTTTAAATCTTGTAATAATGTTTTAAAATCACCATCTATATTGTAATTGTCGAATAATTTTTTAACAACACTCCAATTTGAAGATTTCCAAACCTCAGTTCTATCAAGTTCTTTAAAATTATCTAATGTTACTATACGTAATGTTAATCCAGCGCTTGATAAATTGAATTCATATTCTTGATTTGCTTCAAGTTCAGGTACATTAGTAATACCTAATCTAGCGAATATTTTTTTAGGATCTTCTTCTAAACAAATTACTTTAGCTAAACCTAAAAGTAAACCTTGTACTTCAGCTGGGTAGTCTAAGAATGTATTTTTAAATGTTGATTCTTCTTCACTAATAGAAACAATGTTATCTATTTGAACAAATTCATCAGGTACACCACTTATAGGATATAATACAGTTACTAATTCACCACTACTAAGTGATTTTTTTCCTTTATATTTATCACTTTTAAAAGGTACAATAACTGAATCGGGCAAAGAAGCAAAATATTTAGCTAAATCTTGTTTAACTAATTTTTTATCTTTACTATCTAAATGAACAATTAAATCAATATCACCAAAATCTTGTTTAGTCCCTGTGTTATAAGAACCAGTTGCCTTAGCGTCCTTAAATCCAGGGAATTTAGATAATACATTGTCTATATAATCCTGAACAGTTTTTTCTACCGCCGCCCTAGATATTCTATTTCCACCTGCTGAACCTGACATTATGCTATTTTATATTTAATTAAGTTAGAATCCTTTGGTAGTAATTTACCTTTAAGATCTAAACGCTTTTGATTAGCAATCCAGTATTCTTGAAGATCTAAAGGAATATCAGCTCTATTAGTTGAGTCTAATATTTTTAAATATACATCTAATATTTGATTAAATGTCTTTTCAGATAATTTTTTATTTTCAACACTTTGTCTTAAAACCTCCATTAATTCAAAATAATCATTTAATACATCTTGAGATAAATTAAGTCCAAATCCTTGATTTAATATAGCTAATGCTTCTTGAGGATTAGTTGCTACTATTTCTTTTGTTGTTTTATCTTTAACACCAACACCATGACTAAAAATTTTATCTAATACTTTAAACATAGCTACCATTAATTGAGTTCTATGTAAACCTTTTACATTATCTTTAATAGTATTAGAATAGTAACTAAAATTTAACCAATCTAAATCACCTACATTAATATCTATTTGTACTGCTTTATCATTAAGTATTTCTCCTTTTTCATTATATTGAGGAAAATTGCAAAATATTGAGCCATTACCCGCTGATTTTAAATTAGTATCTATATAATCTGATTTCTTTTCAATATCAATAGCTATTAATTCTAACATAGCTCTTAATTTACTTTGAGCTTCTTTTGCAGATTTTGCATTTTTTCTGATTTTTTCATATAACCTATTAAATTCAACTTTATCAATACCCCAATTAGATAATAATGGATTACCGTTTTCATCTATAAATTGATCACTACTCATACCTAAATCAATATCACCTGAATCCTCGCTTTTGCCTGCTGATCCTAAAGTATTAAAGTTAAATTTTACTTTTGGATATATTTTACTTAATTCAGCGGTAAATTTTTTAAGAGTTGGTTGAACATATTCCTTTTTAATACGTGAGGTGGTGCCAAATACGTTGCCACCTTCTAAAGTTATTGATTTTAAAAGCTCAATTAAAGAAATCATCTTAATGTTTATATATAAATATTAATACTTATACTCCTATTTGAATTTCTGTAGGATACTGTTCAGATGATGGGCGTGGGTTTGGATTTTCTAATTTAAATAGATTATGAATTGAATGAAATAATGTTAAATTATCTTCAATGCTACGCTCAGATTCTGCTAATTCCCAACCTTTACCTTGAATTTTTTTATTATTTTTATCAGGACCGTGTTTAGCTGACTTTAACCACAATATACCTGCACGTTCTATTTTCTCTTCAAAGTTTTCATTCCATGCTTGTGAGTAAGCAGCTAATTGTAATTCTTGACTTGTATGTAATGATTTTGATGTTTTAATATCTACCATCCATTTTTCACCATTAATTTCAAGTACTAAATCGCAAGTACCAGCGTATATGAATTGATCTGAAAATAAATGGATTTCGCTTTCTACTAATGTTGGTTTATAAGTATTCCAAAAATCATGGAATTTTAAAATCATTTTCCATACATCTAATGAATAAATAGATGTTCCGTTCTCATCAAACCATTGTAGTTTTTCACCTTTAAGATATCTTTCAGCAGCGTCATGTACTTGAGTACCTTCTTCAGCTGCTCTACGAGCAATAATATCTGCGTTATGTCCTACATCTTTAAGCCAGTTTTCAAAATATTTATTTTTTGGCATAAATTGCAATATATTAGTAACAGATGGATAATAATTTCCATTTCTACTATAGAATCTACTGTCTAATATATTAACTCGTTTAGAATCTACATCCGCTTCTAAAATACGTTTAACGTGTTTTTTGTTAATGTTTACATTTTTTTCTATCATAATGATAATTTTTTCTCAAGTAAGCCTGAGAAGGTTAGGGGATAGGTGTTCTGTATCAATTCAGTAAAATGTCTAAATCCTAATTCGCTTGGATCTTTACCATCTAAATCTACTAAATATACTTCTTTGCCTTCATTTATTAATTGTTCACAAAATTGTAATGCTTCTCTTAATGCGTCTCTATCTAAAGCTACGTAAATTTTCTTAACAGATGATGCTACTAGCTTTAACATCAACGTAGACTGTATATTCTTGCCTAATAACGGTATAACATTTCGTTTAATAGCAATGGCGTCAAACATTCCTTCGCACAGTATAATCGGTGTATTCCAGTTTATAAACAGTTCGAATGGTATAACGTTACGTGACACATCTGGATTCTTATATTTAAGGCTTGATGTTTTATCAAAATTACGAGCAGTAAAATAATTTAATTTACCTGTAGCATCATATGATGGTAAAATAATCATTTTATTAAATTTACCACCCTCACAATAACCTATATTATATTTTAATATATCGTCTTCTGTTATACCTCGTTTTTTAATATAATTTAAAGCATGTTTACCTATGATATTACTATCAGATATATTAGCTAATGGTTTAAATTCTTGAGGTAATTTTAAAATAGTTGTAGTTTGTACTATTTTTTCACCTGATGTGTACTTAACTAATGGTCTTAGTTCTGCTAACTTATCAGGATCGGCATGTATTGCTTTAAATAGATTAATTAATGATTTACCTTTTTTATTACAACTCCAACAATGCCATGGATTTTCACTTTTATCTGATTCAGTAAAATTGATTTCTAACTTAGGTTTATGGTGATTACAAAAAGGACAATGATATGCGTAGTTGCCTTTTGATGTAGATTTACTAATGCCTAAAACCGAGTTTACTAAATTTACAAGTAGTTGATTTACCATACCTTGTACTATAACAAAAAAAGCTTGGTTTCCCAAGCTTAACTTAATATAATTTTATATTTTAAAATTCTCCATGTTGTAATGTAAACAATACTTCTTTTAATTGTTTAGCGAATTCTTCTTGTATTTTTTGATATTCATCGTCTTTAGGATTTTCAAATACTTCTATTTCATATAAATCAACATATTGTTCAAAAGCGGGCATGAATTCTTGTTTAAGTTTAAACAAGGTGCTGTCAACTGATTCTGGCTCTTCTTTAATTATACCAGCTAATTGTTGCATTCTTGTAATGTCTTTCATTTTAATAATTTTATTATAAATACCTGTAAAATTAATTAAGATATAAAATCCTTAGTAAAGAACTTACCTAATATGTTATCATTGTAGAATGATTCTGGTTGTTCTAGTACTTTATAGGTAAATAGTGCTTGTGTTTCGTAGTAAGTTAGTAATTTTTTATTAGGAGCTAATTTAATTATAGTACGAGTAAACAAATCTTGTTTACCATCTTTAATTAATTGCATTACTTCTTTATTAGAACCGTAATATGTTTCCCAATCTGATTCTTTAGTTACTATTTTAGTAGTTGGTTTACGGCCAACACCAGTTAGTTCGGCTACTTCTTTTTTACCTAATTTTACTTTTTTATTATGGTATAATACTTTTTTACCTATATAAGATTTATTAGTATCGTTATTTTTAACAATATAAATAAATCCGAATGTGTCTTTAGGAAAATCGTTAAGGTTAGTGATGGGCTTACTATTGTAAACCCAAGTTGGTAATGTTAACATTATCTGTCTAAATTAATTAATATTGTTGTATCTGTAGTAGGTGATACGGGTAGGGGTTGAGATAGTTTTCCTACTGCTAATAAGTTTTGATTTTCATCATATAAACCTACTGTTGTAACATAAGGTGAAAAATAAGAACCTGTTACGTTATCTGTTAAATATTGTCCTGGGGTAAAGAAAGTACCCATTGAGCTTGATATTAATGTACTACCTGAGGATAAACTTGGGTTTTGAGAAAAATTAAATTCATTTTCTCTCATTGTACATTTATATTGTGTTTCATATATTTTATATGAACTAGAAAATGAACAAGTTATATTAGATGCTGTTATATAATTTAATATAGAATCATTATCTCCTGTAGCACCGCCATAAATAGCAGTACCATAAGTTACAAATCCATAACCAGCTGCTTGTTCTGATACTATTGTGATTAAACCATGATAGTAAAATATATTTCCTACAATATCATCTGTTTCATCTAATATATTACCTTCACCATCATCTCTTAAACTACCACTAGGAGCTGTAAATGTAAATGATTTAGGCTGGATATAATCTCCAAATAAACGAGATGGGATAGATATGACACCAATAATATCATCAGACGCTGTAGGAAAATATTTTGGATATGATAAAGTAGTTTGTAAATAATTAAAATAGTTAGGTGTTTGAGTAATACCTACATATCTATCTCCGGCTGTGTCTGCTCCAGGAATTAAACTAGCTGTAGCTACGTTATCACCATAACTTGAACTTAAGTAATTTGAATAATATAATTCTTGAATTGAATTATAAATTAAACTTTGATATTGAGTTGATATTTGTCCTGTTGTAGGAGCTGTAGTTGGATTAAAAGTACCTGTTATATTTGTACCTAAAAATCTATCAATTCCAACACCAGAAGCAGTTAATGCGGCCGCTCCCTCGAAGTTGAATGCTTTATTCACTTCGAAGGGAGTTACTACGATATCAGATGCTAAAAATTGTTTGTAAGCGCCCATTCATTAGAAATCTAATTTTACTCTAATAAGAGCTTCTTTTGTAAAGTCTTTTAATAATGGTCTAGATAATTTTGCTACCGCTAATAATTCGTTAGTGTCATTATATAAACCCACTGTTGTAATGTATGTTTGTGGGTTATTAATAAATGAAGGATATAATACTTCACCAGTTGAACCTGAAATAAATGATGGATTTTCTGAGTAATTAAATTCAGCACTTCTAGGTCTTACAAAAATATAATCTGAAGAAATAGTTTCTTGGGAGTTAATTGTAAATGATTTAGCGGTTGAACCACTTATAGCTCTATATAATTTACTATTATTATCTCCATCAGCATTTGATACTACACTATAATTTAATCCAATACCGCCTGAAGCTAATGAACCACTTAGGGCAAAAGGATTTAATAAAATAGTTCCAATATCTGGCAATAGCCAGCCATATGAACCTGAGTTTAAACTATATCCATTTGTTGTTGTAGCTGCTGTAACTGTTACAACACCGGCTGAACCTGAAATTAATTGAAATACTCTACCAGCTTCATTAAATGTTTGAGAGGCAACATAATTACTATTATCAGTTAATGAAATAACTCCTAAACTACCTGATAATTTTAATGTTAAAGAACCAGGAAATAATGATTGTTTATATCTTGCTCTTTCAAATGATATAGCCCAAAATTGTGAAGAAGTATAAGCCCCAAATACAAAATTTGTATTTTCATCTCCTAACACTATATTTTGGTATTGACCATAAATAGTTGATGTAGGTGATAATCCATTTACTGCTGAGTTATATAATGCACTTCCACTTCCTGCTGCGTTACCATAAGCTATAGCAAATTGAATTGAAGCTGTAGTTGATGCTACTGGGTCAGCTTGGAAAACGTTTAAATAATAATCTCCACTTGAACCAGCTTCTTGAACTGATGAAGTAAAAAATGTAGTTAATGTAGGTAAAGCTCCAGACCATAACGTTGCTGTTATTGAATCTGAACTTACTACAAAATCTGATGGATCTAATCTATTAAAAGACATATGTTATATATTAAGCTGTTTTTGTTACTGTTACTGGGATTGTTTGTCTTGCACCACTATCTCTACCTACTATTGTTAATGTAGCTTGTAATTGAGTATAAGTTTGGAATAATGTATTTACTGTTGTAGCTCTTAAATTAAGTACTGTTCCTACTACTGTTTGAGACACTGTTGTACCTAATGTTGTAGTTGAATTAGATACATTTAAAGCTGTTACAGCTGGTGTATTAACTCCTACACCTTCAAATGTACTCATTAAACGAACATCTGAAATTGTAAATGTATATCCTGATGGTTCTACTGTGTTAGCACCTAAATAATTTAATGTTTGAGGTGAAATTGCTTGTGAAGCACCTTGTAGTAAACTAATTGAAGGAGGTACTGATAATATAGGTAATCTAGCTGTACCACGAGGTAAAGTTACTAACTTATATTTCATAGTTTGAGTAGTTTCAGCAAACGCCTCTAATAAAGGCATGTTTTCAATTGCTTGACCATAGTAAGCAGAACCTGAGGGATTGTTTGGATTATATAATGTATAATCAATTTCATCATCAGCTAAAGCAAATTGTGTGATTCTAAACGTTCCGTCGTTTTGAGCTAGTAACTGACGACCTGTTGTTGTTAATATCGCGTCAACTGTTACTATAGTATTATTTAAATATCCCATTGGTTATTATTATTTATATATAAATATTATTAAATTTTATTTTTATTATATTACACCAGCTCTTCTAGCTATTGTTATTGGATCATAATCTGGGTTAAAATTAGCAGGTATTAATAATCCTTCATTATCTAATGTTATAGTTTTATCTATAACTACATAGTTTTCTGAAGGTATTCTTCTATAAATAATATAAGATTGAGAATATATTGAACCTAGATTAGATATAGTTCCATTAAGAATTAATGAACCTGAATAATAATATCCACCACTACTAACTGGAGTGTATGTGTCAATTATTTGATATGTTGTAGAAGATGATGGGTTAAATAAAGAAGAATATGAAGCCGATGTACTGAGTCTTATATAATCATTAGCTTTAATAGGACTAATTAAATCTTGCCATAAAACTGATCCAGTAGCAGTAGAGCTACCGGTTATTATTGTATTAGTATTTTTATTATAAATTGAAGCTGATTGAGCAACATCTACTCGTGCAAATGGAGCTTTAGTTATAGGACCAGAAGCAGGTACATAATATGATTGTAAAAATGGTGATAACCAATTACTATATGAATCATCACTATTAAAAGTTACTAAAGTATTAGAAGAAGATAATGCAAAACCAAGAGTAGTTTGAGATGTAGGAGTAAAACCTCCTAAAAGTGGATATTCTAAACTTCCATTATACCATATATAGGGTATAAAAGTAGGATTACTAGGGTAAGGTCCAAAGTTTCCTCTAAATGATAATATAGTTTGATAATAAGCACCAGCGTCAAATACAGTTGCTGAAGCTACTAATCCACTTCCTGTAACTGCTGAAAAGTTATATATATTAACTTCAGTACCTTTAAAAAAATTATAAGCTACATCTAGTAAATATTTATTTTCACTTAATGATAATCTATTACCATTTATATCAATCAATTCAGTTATATAAACATTACTACCACCTAAAATTTCAGGTGATGAAGAAGTTATATTAATAAATTTAGCGAAATAATTACTATAAATATCAATAGATGTTTGTTTACCATATGATTGATCTCCAGGCCATGAACCGGTATATCCAAAAATAGAAGTATCAGATATAAAAGTAACTTGTTGAGTAGTAAAAGAATAATAACCTTTTGAACCTGTATATTCTGTAGCAGGAGTATAAGTATTATAATCTATACTACTTACTTTTGTACCATTATATCTAGCATTAATCCAACCAGTATTTGTATAATTTGAGTCTTGTACTGCTGCTCTAGTTGCTGAACCTGATATAATTGATGCTGAGTTTGTAGCTTGAATAGTATTAGTAGTGTAATCTACATCCATATAAAGTGCGCTATAACGAGGTATAACAGCGTTTCCTGCTAATACATTATATTCACTAACATAAAAATCTTCATCAATATATGGTTGCAAAACCACTAAATCTGAAATAGAAGCAGTAGGAGGTACTGATTGAGTAACATAAAAACTTCCAGTAAATTTAGAAGTAACTGTACTATTTATAGCTAAATAAAAATATTCTCCATATATTGCTGTTGTAGTATATGATCCAATTAATAATGCTTGAGTAGCAGTACTATTTGTAGCCACTGTACCTTGAATATTAGATATTAATTTAACTGATGTTGGAATACCATCTGATGAAGTAACTGAAGCTGAATATACTATTGTTATAGGAATATTAGTTAAATTACTTAAAGTATATCGACCTGATGAAGTATTAAAATAATTTAAATCATCCCAAGCTTCAGTTCCGTATGTACCGTAATTAGTTAATGCTTCATCACCACTAGTAATTCCAAAATCTCTAGTATATGAAGCTGAAAATCTATAGTTTAGTACTTGGTTATCTGTTGATGATGTAATATTAGTTGTTGCGACTCCAAATAAAAAATAAGTATCATATTTTGAAATTGAAGTAATAGGATATTCTATTATACCAGTATCACTATAATCAATTCTAATACTATTTATTTCTTGTAAAGACAAAGTATTATCCTTACCTTGATCGTCTATACGAGCAATTTTAATAAATTTAACACCTTGTGAGTAATATGGGGTATATGGCATTTGTTAATATTTTATAAATTTGAACTATTGTCAAATGGAGATAATATAGAACCGGTATCATAAAATAAATATATTTGACCTGATCCTGGTATTGTTGTATTTGATAAAAAATCTCCTGATGATACTGTATCTGAATTATAGAATACAGGAGAATAATTAGTTGGTGTTTTAGGATATTGTAAAAATGTATTAGTACCATTTAAATTACCATCTGTTACTTCTAGATTTGTTCCTTCTAATTCACCGTTATAATCAAATTCATTAGTTACTAATTGCTCAAAATCACCATATGGTGTTACATTTATTGTATAATAATCAGGTTCAGAATATATTGTAAAATTTGAAAATGTAATATCTTTAACACTACTAGAATTTTCTATAGTTAAATATCCACTTGTTACATTAAATGTTTCGTTTAATGTATAATTAAGTGATGTTGAAGATGTTGTATATATTAACTCATCTGATATGCTACTTCCATTATAAAATTTTATAATTGCTGAACCAAATCCAGCTGATGATGATATGTCACTAACGATACGAATAGCTCCTGTTAATCCCAAATTAAAAGTTAAAGTATTTCCATTATCTATAGTAAATACAGATGATGTTGTAGGTAAAGTAGATTGTGTTACATTAAGTTGTAATGTTAAGGTTGAATCTACTAATGGGAGAAAAGTAAAATAAAATGTTTGACCTTGTATTGGTGTTGTAGTATAAGAAAAATTAAGAGGTGAATTAGTAATACCAATTGATGGATTTAATTCAAAACTAGAAGTACCAACTGCTACTATATTATTTCCTGTTCCTGAATTTGAATATAAATAAATATAATCATATCCTGAAAAAGCTCCTGAGCCTGTGACTGACGCTGAAATTACAAAAGTAATAGGTATTTCAAAATCACTTTCAGCTGTATATATACCTGTAGTAGGGTTAAAATAATTTAAACTATCTGATATTTCTGTGTAATTAGTTAAAACTTCTGGTATAGTTCTTGGAAATGGAATTCCATCAACTATATAAGAAGCAGAAACAAAATAGTTTAATACTCTATCAGAAGGGTATATTAATACTTCAGAATTACGAATTGATCCACCTTCACTTCCTTCAATATAACCCATCTGAACAGATGAACCTGTAACTAAAATATTTTCAGTTAAATATGGTATATTAGTTGAACCACTACCTACAAATGCAATTGATGAAGTAATGTCAGCTTGAGGTAATGGATATTTATTACGTTCTAAAACATGTTGTTTTACAACAACTCCTGCTGCTAAACTTGTTCTAGCTGGAACCCAATCTTGTAACATTTTAAATAATGAATTGTCAAAAAACTTAATAAGTCTTATATAATCCCATTCATCATAGTTACTAGTATATTTTTCAAAATAAGCGTCTCTTAAATCATCTAAAGGAGGATATGATTCTTCTCTAGTAGGTACTAATCTTGGATCACCAATATATTCTCCAATATTAAAGTAACCTAATTGATCGTAAATATCAACATTAATTTCATCTTGAGGTGAAAATGCTACTTCAACATAATCAATATCTCTAGTATAACTTTGTGATATTGGAGGATTTTGTTGTATTGAGATATAAGGAGATAAAGTACTACCTGTTGGCATTATCATACTTACTACTTTAATCTTATCAGTGATAGGATTTTGAATACCTACTGCTGGTTGATTATAGTAAGCATATTCTGTATTAGAAGTAAATAATGGGGTTAAACTAGAAGTCCAACTATTATTACCTCCAGCAAATGAAGATGTAGCTATCCAAGAACCAGTTACTTTAGGATGTATTGATAACGAAGCAGTATATAATTCTCCACCTAATGAAGCTCTAAAAGCTAATTGATTAGGTGTATCTTCTGATTCAATAGATTGAGGATTCATTACATAATCTTCAAATCTATTTAATGGTATAGGTGTAGTGTAATATCTAATTTCTTGTAAAGAACCAGTAAATGAATTATAGATTTTACTATTTATAGTTACAGGAGAATAAAATGTACTATTTCCTGTTGTATCCCAATTAAGACTACTTAATGTTGTAGATCCAGAAGCAAGAAAACCAATTGTATTTCCTTCAAATCCTTGATATATTTGATTACCTGCGTATAAAGTATAATTACTGCCTGTTCTAGTTAGCATTACTGACCACCAACCACCATCAAAGAAAGGTAAATAAACACTAGCTGTGTTAGTTAAACTAATACTTTTATTTGGATAATAATCTAATTTAGCATATTGATAGTAAGGATCAATAGCTGATCCACTATATGAACCTGATGTGTATCCTGATCCTGTATAAGTTAATACTAATGCTCCTAAATTACTTAATTGCCATAAACTTTGAGAATATGGAATATTAGAAGTAGGTAAACCTTGAGTTTGAAATCTAAATTGTAAAGTTGAAGGAGTTTGATTAGATGAATCCACAGCTACTGACCAACTTGGATTTAAGTTCCAAGGAGTACTTATTGTTCCTGATCCTGTGATTAAAGCGTAATTATATATTTGTTTAAAGTAATCCCATGTGTTAGGATTTTTATCTTTACCACCATATTCACTTATACTTAAAATAGTTTCAGGAATACCGTATGTAGTAATTAATGCTCTTAAACCCTCATATGAACCTTTTTTCTTTAATAAGAATGGTAAATTGTGATAAATACGCTTATAAGTTTCTTTATTAACATCATCCGTACCTACTAGAGATGATGTGTTAGAGGCGGTTACTATAAGGTTAATGTACTCTAAACCAGTTGGAGTAGGTAATGTATTTGTAATATTAGGAATATTATATAAACTTCCTGAATTAGTTAATCCTAAGAAAGCAGTATATAAATTATCTACTGAGAAATTGTTTTGATAAATTTTAACACCTAAATCTCTTAATATTTGTGCTACTAAGTCTTTAGATACTCCATAATTTAATCTGTTATCAGCATTATATTTGTTAGTAACATCTTTAATATAAACCCAAATATCATCAAAGTATTGACCAATCATCTCAATGAATAATTCATATTGAGCGTTTGCTGGGTCGTCTAGTAGATAACTAGGAATACTATAAATTAAATTGTTACTATTTTCTAAATCATATTCTTCTGCCTCTACTAACTTAATATTTAACCAAGCTTGTGAAGCTGAAGCATTTGTAGATAAGTTATTGTACGGAGGAGTGTTATTAGATTTAGGCCATGAATTACTTCCTGAATCATAATATAAAAAATATTCATAACCATCAAAATTAGTTATAATATCATTTATTTTACTATCCCAAATAGTTTGGCTACCTGATGTATAATAATTTGTTGAACCTGTTGTATAACTACTACTAACACTATATTGTTCAATTAATACTAATTTATAATAAAAATTTTCTATACGAGTTTGTGCGGATGAGAAATTACAAAAATTACTAAAATTATTATAATCTATATTAATTTGAATTCCTTTTTCAGCAAGTAAACTATTTAATTGATATTTTAAACTTGACGAATTATTTAAGGAAGTTGTAGCTTTTAATGATGAATAATTAATATAATCTGTTGAATTATTAATTTGATCATTAATATTCAAATTAGTATTAGGTCCTTTTAATTGTATAAACTCATCTAATGGTTGAAATACTTGAGTTATTTCAATTTGATAAGCTAAAGGTTCAATTATTGTTTCTGCTACCCAACATTGAGATTGTAAACCAAAATCTAAAGGAAGTGGATCATATAATTTAATTAATACTGTAGGATCATTTAAATTACTATTATCTAATAATACGTTATTAGCAATAATAAGTTGATTTGATCCAAAATCTAAATAAAAATCTTTATAACCTCCAAAAGATTGACTAATTTGAAGTTGTAGATCTAAAGAAGAAGATACAACATCAATATTAGGTATTTGAGTAGTGTTTAATCTAATTTCAGTTCTATCTGAACTTATTTGGTCAATATAATACCTATTAAGAGCATTAGATGATAATAATGGATTTAAAAAATTATAAACTGTATAGTATTGACCTTCTAAATATCCTTGAGTTTCTAAATCAATTTGAGGATCAATAGTTAATACATTTGCTCCTTGAAATGAATAACCATTATAACCAATTTCATTACTATATAAAATAGTATTATTTAAATCATAAATAAAGTATTCTATATAACTTGAAGAAACATTAAAATCATTAGTAACTTCAAAACTAGATATTAAAGATTCATCCTGAGGTGAATATGTTTGATATTCAAAGGTTATAGGATTAACTGATTGTATGTTAACTATTTTACTCATTATTGATTAATGCTACCTGTAGGATTTAATATTTGTTGTTGTAAATCTAAATTTTCTTGTCTTAATTGAGTTACTTCTTCAATTAAAGCTTGAATAGTATCATCACTATTACTAAAATCACCAGCGTAAGCTTGACTTGTTTTAATTAAATATTCATGTGAATTTGTATTACCATATTTAGGTATTTCAAAAAATAATGTTTGATAATTAGTAAAAAATTCAGCTATTAAAATAGATGGAGGAACAACTGAACTAGTAGCAGCTGGCTGTACTAGTTGAGTAAATGAAGTGTCAATAACTTTTTCATATTGATCCTTTAAAAAAACATTTTTATTTAAATTTACTTGTTCCATTATCCATTAACTACCTTAAAGTAATAATCATCATTAAAAATAAGTACTGAACCACTAAAAATAGTTTTAATTAATATTTGGTAATTTCTTTCTGGTTCTAAACCATTCATATACATTGTAAAGAAACTACCTGAAATATCTGTACTTAATTTAGTATATGGATCACTGAAATCTATAATTACTTCATTAGTAGATAAATCTTTTAATGACCAATATGATTCAGTAGGTAAATAATAATTTTGAAGATAAATTGAAGCTGTTTGAAATACTACTGGTGGGTAGGTTGGTCGACAATTCACTCTAAATTTATTTATACTACCTGAATAGAATGTACCTGGATTTTCTCCTAGTACAACAGTCATTTGGTCTGTATTAATAGTAGTAACAGTTGTTGAACCAGTATAACTAGATGTATCATTCCATCTAAACTCTAATTGAGGAGGATAGATAGTATTAGTATCAATTGAGAAAAATTTAAATTCTACTTGAACATTAGGATTATCTATAAATTCATCTTGATTAGCTTGTTTAACTATAAATCCTTTATTTGGTAAACTACTACTAGTATTATAGATATTAGTTAAACTACCTGTATACCAAGCACTTACTATATTTTTTACACTAACATTTAAATCAATATTGTCTGAGTATTGAAATAATTGAGATGATGATATATTACTATACCATACTCCTCCTCCAGGTGTTGTACTATATGAACCTGTAGAACCAGCATTAAAAGATGCTGTAGTCCATTGTATAGAACCTGAATAATCAGTCCATACCCAAGAAACTCCATCTGTAGTTACTGGTTGGTCTAAATATTTTCCTGTACCATTATTCCAACTTTGTGAAGATGGAAAAATATCTATTGTAGTAGGTTCATTTAAACCAGTTACAACTGCGGCATAACATTGTAAATAAGCATCCCATTGTCTTGTTCCTATTCTAGTATTAATAATACTATTCATTTCGTTTGAATCGAATTGAATTAAAAATCTACTAACTTCAGGATTTGGAACAAATGGACCAAATGTTGTTGTTGTTGCCTCTATGATCTCATCAATACCTGTATTCATCTGTGGGAACATAGAATACATAGTTGCATCTTGAGTAGGAAATATTTTATATACTGCCATTATTTAATTATTATAAAGGTACTACTTTACCTTGAATGTCTGTGTTTAAGTATTTTACTTCAAATATAGATGGATCTAAACTAGGATAAATAACATTATTTGCTGTTGCGCCTGTAATATCATAAGCATAAGGCGAGTATCCAAGATTAACTCCAACTTTATTTACAATATCTACTGTCTTTACTGTTTGAACTCCTTCAATTCTATCTAAAATTATATATACATTACGTAATATAATAGGTTGATTAATTTGCCAATTACTAACTTTAAAATAGTCTTGTAATGCTAAGATACAAGCAGTTAATACTTGATTATTATTATAGTTAGGTAAAAGTATAATTTCAAAATTTACTCCAATATTAATAATAAATCCATCCTTAATATTAATAGAATCATTAACCATTCTATATTGTGATAGATAAGTGATTATATTTTGTTTTAAAGCGGGAGATGCTGTTGTTAAATATCCATTAGAATCATTACTTAAAACATATAAATCTAATATTGAATTAGATTCACCGGCTGATATAGTTTGTGCTTTAGTAGGTTCAATATATGCTTTAGCTACTGTACCGTATTTAGCGGGCATAGCTAATGTTCTAACTAAATAATCATCTTGAGTAACAGTACGTTGTTGTGAAGCAAAGTTAGCTGATGAATTTTGTCTAATTTCTTCTTCTGTATCTCCACTACCTCCTCCACTTGCTGCTTCTGGGTTAGTAACTGCTAAAGAAGCAAATATTGAATTAGCTGTATTTGGATCTAAATTACTATTTAAAAATCTAGTAGTTGAAGTTAACTGAGTTAAATCATTAGATGGCACATTCGCTGAAACACCTCCTCCAGTTAAGTATCTAAAGGTTAATGTGGTACTAGACGGAGCTATACCATATGTGCGAGTAAAAGTAAAGTTATTAGGTGAGTAAGCTACTGTTAATCTATCTTTTTCAAATGGTAAACCTAAACCAACATTATCTGGATTAGGAATAATTTCTTCATCTTTATCTGTTGCAGTTCCAGCACCAAATTGTATTTGTAATGAGCCTGAATCAATAAAACGAGTAACAAATCTTCTTTGAACTTGTTCTAATTGTAATAAGTAAGGTGTATCACCTTGATATTGTGATAAATAAGGATCGTTAGTGTTAGTATTTTTAATTGACTTGTAAATAGTATCTTGAGCTAAATAATCAACTTCATACCATTGATTACTATCACTATCAAAACAATCTAGTATACCAATAATATTTTCATCACTTAAATCTACTGTTGCGAATTGAACAGGTTCATCAAATGTATATTGTTTTTGATTTATATTAGATGATATAGCTTTACGATTTTTCTTTAATAAAAATGATTGAGGAGTTGATCCTGCTATTTGATATATAGTAACTTCAGTTGGGTCACCGGAAGATGAAACACTAAAATCAATTGGATCTTCAACTAAAAATGAAATATTTGAGTTAAGATTAGATGTTACTCTAGCGTTAGGTTCAATATATAAAGTATAATTAAAATCAGGAACATAAGATGAACCAGATAATATAGCAGGTACTTGTTGGTAAAAACTAATATCTACTAATGCTACTCCTGTCACATTTGGTTTATAACCAAACATATAAGCTAACTCATATAAGTTATTTGTTTGACGAGCATATTGTAAATATGTTTCTTGAAATTGATTATCTAAATAGAATGACAAAACATCACCTACATAGGCTGCCATTTCCATAAACATCATACCTGGTGATGCTGGAGTAAAATCATTATATGTAGTTGGAAAATACGTTTTAGCGTAATTAACTAAACTAGATCTTAACTCTGTAAAATCTTTATTTAGGTATTTTATATCTTTAATTGTTGCCATTAATTGAATGCTATATCTAATTGATCACTTATATTAGTGTCTGCTATTGTATATTTTAATGTTACTACTACCTGATTTATATCTGGATATTCAACAACATCTAATCTAGCTACTATAACACTAGGAAAATATAAACCTATTTGATTTTGAATATCTTGTTTTAAAAAATCTAAGTTATTAGCTGTAATTTGTTCAAATATAAAATTTCTTAAATTGCCACCAAATGTTGGATTTAAATAGCGTTCTGGTTGATTAGTTAAGAAAAAATTTATTAAATTATTTTTAATAGCATCTTTAGTTAAATAAGTGGACTGAAATACTCCAGGGTTACTAAAATTTAAACTAACACCAATAGCGGTACCAGTTTTAGTATCAATAGGAAATATTTTTTGTGCACCGTATGCCATTATTATTTATTTAATAAACCCATAATTTGATCTAATCCAACATTACCTTCAGGTAAAGATCCATTAACAGCGTCTCCTCCTCTAGGTATAAATGTATTAGCGGTAAGAGCTTCTGTTGTCATTGTTCTACCAGATGCCATATCACCTAAAATATTAGCCATAACTGCTTTTTTAGCGTTCGGATCTAATGGTTTAGAATTAATTGGTTTTACTGATTCTGTAACAGTTCCATAACCACCTTGACCTACTGAGGCTTTAGGTGCTTTAACCGCTTCTAAAAGTATTTCTTTCATTTCTTCAATGAATACTTCACGAACGGCTTCTTTAATGATTTTTTTAAATTCTTCTGATTTCATCGTGTTATAAATATTAAGTTAATAGGCTTTTAAATTATCTCTATCAATAATTAGTTTTAATTCATCAATTAATGTTTGATCATCAGTTGTAAATGATAATTCGGTTTGAATTAATATAATACTATCTTGATTTTTACCAATAGCTCGTCTACGAGTTATAGTAGAAGTATATGGTACTAATTCAATTTCAATAATAAAGCCTTTATAAGTTGTTTGATTTTGTGTTATTGTTGCTTGAGCTTGAACATCTGCTATATCTTGTGTTTCTTTAGATATAGGAACTAATTCATTTGCTTGATCTGGGGCGCATTTTTTTAAGAAAATATCAATAGAACTTAATAATCCTATAGCTATTAATACAAATCCACCAATAATAGATGATACTAATGCTGCTCCTCCAATTATTGCTTTATATTTAGCTATTTTAGCATTACCTTCTTCGTCTGTTTGTAATTTTATTTTAGCTAAATCTAATTGTTGTAATGTAGTAGGTAAAGTAAGAAATAATGGTGGAGATATTATAGCGGCTGCAATAGCTACAAGTTTAGCTAAATCAATACCTTTAATAGCTAATTTTAAAAGATCTAAAAATGTAATAGCTACTGCTAATGATATTGTGATAATAGTTAAAGTTTTAACAATTTTATTTAATTGATTAACTATTAAATTTCGTTGTTGTATTATTTTATCTATAGTAGCTTGATCAGCACA